CTCGCGGGCAAGTTGTATTTCAGGGCGACTCCACTTGCCGAGTCATCGTGCCCAGCGCGTGCGTCGTGCGTCGCGCCTTGTGCGCGACTATACACTAGGTTGCGATTCGTTTATCAGATCTGTGCCAGATCTTGTGTTAGACGCTTGGCAAGTCCACCTGCGGCGCGAGGATCTCGGCGATTGCATCCGTTGCTCGCTCATAGACATCCTCGTAGACAGCGGCCCACGGTGCCCACGCAGCGGAGCCGAGCACCGGCTCAAGGCGATCTACGGTCTGATCGAGGCGGCAGAGGTGCAGATGGATCAGCTCGTGCACGATGGTCAGGCGCTGTTCGTCAGGCTTCTGCGCCCAGAACAGATTGCCAACCCGAAGGTTCGCGGTCTGTGCCTGATCGTTTGGCTCAATGTCGGCGTATCTGTCTTCAGGCGCTACATCCGTCAGGATCGTCACCTTCCAGTTGCTCAGGTTCAGGACAGGGAGACAGGAAGCCACATAGGTCTCCAGCGCGGCGTAGCGGTCAGGCTTGGTCGGATGCTTGGGCATTGGTCACCTCGGCGTTCAGTTGGCTGTCGGACTTGCCGCGCACGATAGCACGCGGGGTCTCGGTGTAGCGCTCGTGCAGGAGCCTGAGCGTGCGTTCGGCTGCCTCAAGCCAGATCTCCCTGTGCAGCATCAGCGGGTACTTACGCATCAGCCACTCCTGCGAGGCCGTCAGGTCGCCGCGTGTGGCGATCAGGGCGACCCCGATCTCGTGTGGCTTCGGCTCTCCCTGCTTGGCGCGGCAGCGTTTCAGGGTATGGAGGGCTGAGTGCATCGGGTATTTGTAGCGCTGGATGGTCACTTTCAGGAGGGTGGCCTGCTCTGCCGCCGTCCCGTCGTGCACCTTACGCTCCTCGGTCTCTGCGAAGGTGGCGTGAGCTGCGTGATCGAGGTAGGTGCTGAACTCCCCCGTCCAGGCTGGCACGCCGCCGTCGTCCATATGGTGATGCCGGTGGATCACGATAGGCAGGCTGTCTTGGTGCTCTCTGAACCAGACGAGCAGGCTGTCTAGTCTCATCATCGTGCCCCTTTCCACAGGTTGTCTGAGCCGCAGAATGCCCGCCACGCGAAGCCGTTGACCTCGCGAAGCCCAGCGTCAATCGCCACGAGCATCCCGCAGCGGCGGCATTCGGCGACGAGATCCAGTGGCTTGCCGTCCACATCCAGCATCTCAGGATGGCCCGCCCATTCGCCCATCGTATGCCCGTGCAGCTTGGTCGCCACCGCCATCACGCTGGCCTGCGCGATCTCCACCCAGTTCGCATCGGCGCTCACAGTCAGGTCAAGCGCCTGCGCTTCGGGCAGGTAGACATCTGCCGGAGGCTTCGTCGTGTGCAGGTGCTTGGCCTCTACGGTGCGCCACCCGCTTTGCGGGATCTCTCCCCAAAGGTTGATGATCCGCTCCTCGATGTATTCGGGCACGCGACGCTGCTCTTGGATGTAGGCGTAGAGCGTGCGCTTGCCGATGCCCAGTGCGCGTGCCATCTGCGGGATGGCGACGGAGTGTAGCTGTGGGAAGTTCACGCTGAGGATGTGCTTCAGGTGCGCGCCATTTACGCTGCGAATCTGGATCACGAACGCCTCCCTCTCCTGCTATGGCAGGACTGTGACTCTGACTTTCTGCACTCCATTTCCGAGCGGTACCCCGAGCGCGACGAACGCGGCGGGCGATAGATCCACGAGCTTCTCATTGCCTGTCTGCCCTCGGCATTGGCACCAGTCCACCACCCACGCCACGATTGCCTTGCCGTTCTTGAGGTTCTCAACGATGATGCGATACGGCTTCTTGCCCCAGCGGAAGTCCTTGATCTTGCGGAGGGCTGGCCCCGCCGCTGCGTAGAAGAGCGTCGGCTTGTCGCCTCGGGTGTACCACGCTGAGTTCTTCGTGGCATCATAGTGCGTCGCTTTTCCGACCACGCTCTTGTTTGCGATAACTTGGGGCGATGCTGTCGGCTCTGGCTTGAACGAATCCCGCAGCGGTGCCTCAGGCGCGCTCGGGAAGGCGAAGATAATGGCAGCGGTGATGAGCAGCGTGAGTGCCCAGAGCCAGACCGCGTGCCTCACTGCTCGCGGGTCTCTATCTTCGCGGTCAGGATCGCACGCTCAATGGAGTCAAGGCCGCTGACGATCTGAATCGCCTTCGTCACACCGTCAAGGTAGCCAAGCGCGTACTCAGTGTCCCCGAGGATGCCGAGCACCTGCGAGCGGTGCACGACCAGCTTGAGGACCCGATCCTCGATACGGTCAAGCTTCTTCTTTGGCATTGTCTTCCTTTCCGAACCACGCGATGAAGTCGTCCAAGTCTAGGACAATCATCGTCCTGCGCCTAGCCCCCGCCCCAGGCGAATCTCCAACCACGAGGGCTGCGAGTTGATCGCCCTTGACGGGCACGCTGCGAAGCCAGCCGTCCAGCCGCTCAGGGTAAGATTTGCCGACCTTGCACTGCACCGCGATCCATTCGTTCGCGACATCCTGCTTGCCGCCAAACTGTCCGACGCGAGCTGCGCCTAGACGCTTTGCGACCTCACGCTCAAAGGCGTTGCCTCGTGCGCGTGCCGTGCGGCCTCGGCGACTGCGCTCGGCATTCTGACGGTCAATGTCCAGTTCGCTGTGTTTACTCACTTCCAGCACCCACGGTGCGCCCACGAGTAGGACTTGCCGCCACCGGCATAGTCCACGCGCCGCACGCGGAGCGCCACCTTGAGTTCGGCGATCATCCCTGAGCAGAGGTAGCACGGGATCGCCGTCCAGCGCCCCGCATTGGCTTTAGTTGCCGCAATCTTCGCAGGTGCCTTCTTTGCCGCCATTGTGTGCTCCTCCTTCCAACATTGCGCTCAGCCGGTGGATCATACCCATCACGGCATCTTCCTGTGTGTCTGCCTCGCAGGTGATCTCACTGCCATCGCGGTCAGCGATCACGACCACCCAGGTCTCGTGCTCGGTCTTGAGGATCTGCTTGTATTCGTAGCCGCACATCGCGGCCCATTGCACCAAGTCTGTGAATGCCATCACAACCCCCTTATGCGATAGCCGCGGGCTACGCGGTCTCGCTTCTCAATCTTGCCACTATCGGCAAGGCTCTGGAGCAGCCTCTGGGCTGTTCCGTGTCCGATATCCATCAGCTCAGCGATCTCCCTCACCGTGGGCGCATAGCCGTGCTCCTTGACGAATGAGCGGATCACCGAGATGAGTTCCTTTTGTGGCTGGGTCATCCGAGCACCCTCGCTTCCCAGATCGGCAGGAAGCCGACCACCTTTGCGACCTTCTCGGTGTTCTCAAACTGCGTGGTCGCTGGGAGCAACTGCGGCGTCCAGATCGGCTCCTTCACGCGGTACAAGTCCCACGCGAAGATGCCCGCTGGCGTGCTGTTGATGTATGCCGGTCGCCCTGACCGCCTCCCAGCCTCCTCGATCAGCCAGTCGTACTTGGCCTGCTCAATGAGCATCTCCGAGTAGTGCGCGTCTCGGCACTTGAGTTCCAGCACGAAGTCAATCCTGCCCACCGGCGTCTCGTACCAGGCAAGACAATCCCAGTTGCTGAAGCCGTACTCCATCAGCTCAATGTTCTCAATCGTGGTCTTTTTGAGGTAGTCAAAGAGTTCTTTCTCTGTCATTTCTTGCCTCCTCGTGCCAGAATCTCGCCAATACTCGCCATTCCGCTCTTAGAATAAGAGAGTCTATTCTCTCTCTGTTCTGTTCTATTCTTCTCTAGAGCGTTCTGATTTCGTTCCAACTCCGTTCCGTGTGCGTTCTTGTAGCGTTCTTTTCTGGCTGCCGCTGTCGGGTCAGCCTGATGCTTCCCCCAGTTCGTGACGATGATCGAGCCGCCCTCGCCCCGCGTGAGCAGCCCGAGGCCAAGCAGCCTCTTGAGGTGCTTGATGTCCGCAACGCCGGCGACGCACGCCTTGAGGTGCGCCTCGTTCGCAAACTCACCCTTCGGGGTCTGGTGGTACGCCTCAAAGAGCGCCGCGTCCCAGAGCACATAGGCTTCCGCGCCCTTCGGCTGGGCAAGCAGCTCTACGATCTTCGGGTCTTTCAGTGTCCTCGTGTCTTTCTTGATCCACGCCATTTGCGCCTCCGTCTGTGGTGGCGAGCCGAGTGAGACAGTCACCCGACTCGCCGTAGATGTCTAGAACGGGAGATCTTCTAGGTTCTCCTCTGGCACGAGCACGGGCTTCGGCTCAGGCGGGCGCTGCGCTGCGATCCACTTGGCGCTCGGCTTCTCCTTGCAGTACGAGCCGTCTGGAGCCTTATGCGAAGCCGCCCAGAATGGCTGGTAGGGCTTGCCCGATGCCTTGCTGATCCCGCCTGGCTTCAGGCTCCAGCGCTCACCGTGTGAGCAGGCATCCTCACCCACGCTCTGGGCGAAGATCATCGCCGCCTGAAGTGCGAGCCGGTCATCGTCTGAGAGCGTGCTCAATGCCTCTGGCTTTGGGTTTTGCGCCACGCTGACGGGCGCTGCCGCCCTCGGGAGGGTCTGTGTACCCTTCTCGGGGCTGTAGAGGCTCCTTCCGACCCCGATCTGTGCCGCGCAGCGCCTGAGGGCATCCGAGGCCGCTGACTTGAGCGGCTCGTCATCCTGTGCGCTGTTCGGGTAGCCGTTGTCCTCGTGCGTCATCCACGCACCCTCGACAAGGATCTGCAACCTGCCTTTGACCACGCCTTTCGCGAGGTCAATCGGCTTGTTCTTGAACTGCCATCCCCCGATGGTCAGCACATCGGTGAGGCGCTGGGCGACCGCCCGAGCGTCAACATATGTGAAGGTCATCCCTGCTCGCCCTGGGCGATGCTTGAGGTCCTTGTCGCTGAACGGAGCCTCCAGCTCTGTTGCGATCTGCGCTGCTGTTTTGCTCACTTGTCCACCTCCTCTGTCTTGAACCTGAAGACCCGTGCCCCAGGCTTTTCTACGGTGTGCGTCTTGAGCGCCAACTCGTAGGTGTCCGGCGCGACCGCCTTCGCGACCTCTGCCACCGCCTCCCAATCCGTCTTGACGTTCGGCTTGTTCTGCTTCCAAGTCGCCTGCCAGCCCTCGCCGTAGACGCCTGCCTTCTCGCCAATCGCCTCCTTGAGCGAGATCGCGAGATTCTGCAACTCCTGATCCAGCAACTTGGACTCGTACTGCTTCTCGGCGTAGAGCGCAGCTACGCGCTCGATGCCATCGTTCGCCTGCGCGAACTCATCGGTGCCTGACCACGGGATGACCGCAGCCAGCGCGTCCGAGTCCTCGCCTTGCAGAGCCGGTGGGGTGCCGTTCATCACGCAATCCCTGAAGGCGATTGCCTTCTGGTAGAGCCGCGTCTGGAACTCAAAGTCCTCAACCACGCGCTCAATGCGGAAGACGAGGCCGCCCAAGAGGGCTGCCACATCCACCCACGGTGCGCCCGTCACGAACATCTGCCACTGCACCTGGGCTTCTACCTCGGGCGGCACGGGGTACAGGCTCCAGCGCGGCGAGGTGCTCGTCTTGATCTCAACCAGCCCCTCCTCGCCGACGATGGTGCGATCCAGCGATGCCATCACCCACGGGATGTCCTTGAGCCGCACGATGCCGTTGCTTCGTCGCAGCTCACGCCCTGTCTCCATCTCGTAGAACTCAGCCACTGCGTTCTCCAGAAGGATGCCGCGAACGGCGGCAGGTCCCACTGGGTCTGGCGTGTATTTGCCCAACTTCTCAGCCCAGAGCTGGTATGGCGTCTTGTATGGATTTAGCCCCGCGATGACCGAGACGTCGGTCGCCGTGATGCCGTCAGCCCGAAGTGCGAACCACTCAGGACTGCGCTGCTCTGCCTTGACGAACTCGTATTGCTTGCTCACTTTGCCTCCTTCTTTGCTCGATCCTTCTTTGCCCAGCCGTCGCCCAAGAACACCGTCGCGGCTGGCGTGTAGACCATCCGCATCCATCGCCCACACTTCGCGCAGCGCGGGTTGTAGATCTCCTTGATTGAGTGCGTATGCTCCTCACGCGCCCCGCAATCACCGCAGCGGTATTCGTAAACCGGCATTAGCGGATGACCAAGAACAGGAAGATTAGAAATCCAAAGCCATACGCGAGCAGCACGGCATCGCGCAGGAGCGCATCCTGCTTCTCACGATCGCGCTGCACTTCGGTCTTTGGCTTCATCGCCACTCGCGTGTAGACGAGCGGCTGGGTTCTGCGGTTGAGTTTCACTTTGCCTCCTTCTTCGCCTTACGGCGCTTCGCGGGCTTGGGCTTGTAAGGCCCTTCCCATTCGTCTGCAATCTTTGCGACGAGTGCCTTCTTCACCTTCGCGTTCACTTCGTCATCCTGTCCGATGACGACGAACAGATCGTCAAGATTCAGTTTGTCGTTCATCGCATTGACCCCACCGCCAAGAGCAGCACCATTGCTGCGATGAACGATGCGACGGCGAGTGAGTCCAGAATCATTGCCTTCACTTTGCTACCTCCTAGATCTTCGGGAGGGCTGTCTTCCCTCCTCGTGGGGTAAGCGTACGCCCGTACCAATCCCCCTGTCAACACCCCATTTCACGCACGAAATAGGGTGTGGCGGGCTGGAGGAGGTCAGGCAGCGGGAGGCTCGCGCCCAGCCACCTCCAGCCCTAGACCCCTGCCCGAAGGCAGAGGCGTAGTCAATCGGGAGGGATCTGATCGTGGAGCACGAGGTCAACCAAGACTTCAAGGCAGCCAGAACAGATGCGGTGTTCGTTGACGATCTGATCGCCGGTGCGAAGGTCAATGCCGAGGATCAGCGCGCCGAAGGCGTAGACCCTTTCAGATGACTCCTCGCAGACATCGCAGGTCTGCGGATCACGGCGCTTTGCGACCGTGACCATCAAGCCGCACCAGATACTCAGCCGTCGGGCCATCCTTGCCGAAGAAGATCGCCCACTGAGC